CAGGCGAACCATCTCGGGAAATTCTTTTACGATCTACAGATGATCGACGCAGCAGGATACATCCGAACGATCGAGAAGGACAAATTCAATTTTGTTCAGGACATCACGAAGAGCACTTAAGCCACTCGTGTTCCTGTTCTAATGATGCAGGGTTTACCCTTATTTGTAGGGTGTCTGTCCTTCGGGCTACACTGCCGCCCGAGCCTAGGGTGACGCCCCGGGCTTTCCTTCACAGGGCATAAGGCTACTCTTGAACCTCCATCCGACCCAACGCGAACGCGAACCGCGAGAGCAGCGGAAGGGGAAGGGTTCCAAGAAGTTAGCTGGCGACGTGCCTTTACTCAGCCTGTCCGGTTCCGCTACCGAGGGCGCTACGTGGGACACCACCCATGGACCGCCTGATTCGGAAGATCGCAGAATCTTCGCCTGACGATCCCCTGAAATTCGTTTTGTCTACGGACGACCCTGATCTCGTCGGGGACGTGGTCGTTCAGCGCGGCGGCATCAGCCTCTCGCGCGACCCGTTGCCAGCGCAGATCGACCACGGAGGCTCGATTCACGACATGATCGGCACGTGGAAGAACATGGACATCGGAGCGCACAGAACGACCGCGACGCTGGACCTGCTTCCGAAGGGCGTGAGTCAGACGGTTGATCTCATCCATGCACTCAAGGCAGCGGGTATCCGACTTGCTGCGAGCATCGGATTCGTGCCTGAGGACTGGGAAGCAATCTGGGACAAGAAGGGTGAATTCATCACCGGATTCAAGTTCCTGAAAGCGGTCCTCACAGAGGCGTCCATTGTCGTGACGCCGGCCAATCCTGCGGCCTTGCAGATGTCCAAGGCCCTCAAGTTCCCGGTCCAACCGAGGCAGCCCGTGACCACGACGGGCGAATGGCACAGATACGCGAAGGCTACGGCCTCCGCGCGCAAGATCCTGGCGTAGCCGTCCAAGCGCTCCGCAGGCATTCACGCTCAATCGAGCATTCAGAAACTTCAAGGAAACACATCATGTCCCTTGCCGAACGAATCAAGACCGCAGAAGCCGTCTTGGTCAAGTCGAAGGATTCGCTGAACACGGCGCTCGCAACGCTGGAAGCGAATCCCGAAGACGAAACAAACCTGACGATGGTTGAAGAACTCACGGCGCAGGTCGCCCGCGAGGAAAAGACCATGACGGCCCTCCAGAACGCCGAGAAGGCCCTCATGGCTCGCGCTGCGCCGATCGGCGCGGGTGGTGCGCCGGCCAGTGGTGGCGCGACGCCGACCGGACCCCCGGGTGGCCGTAAGAGCCCGCCCCCGCGCGAAGTGGCTCCGAGTGTGTTCGCTCCGGCGATCATCACGCGGCGACAAGAGCCAAGGGATGTCGGCGACGTGCTCTTCAAGCACGCCACGATCATGCTCCTGGCCCATGTGCAGAAGAAGCACCCAGAGCAAGTCCTGGAAGAACTGTACCGGGATCAGCCCTACGTGAAGGCAACGTGGGACTACGTCAAGGCTCTGCACAGCGGTCAGATCCAGAAGGCCGCAGTCGCTCCCGCTCTGAGCACGGTCGCCGGTTGGGCCGCGGAATTGGTGCAGAACGATGTGCGGGGGTTCATCGAAAACCTCCAGTACGTGTCGATCGCTGCGGCTCTTGCATCGCAGTCCGTGTCGGTGTCGTTCGATGGCTTCCAGTCCATCACGATCCCGCGTCGGAATCGCGTTGCGAACACCGCGACGGAACCGGCATGGGTCGGCGAAGGCGGCGTCATCCCTCTGACGCGCTTCACGCTGTCCAGTGCGACTCTCAATCGCTACAAGCTGGCGGCAATCACCACGATGACCCGCGAGATCGCCGATCGCTCGTCGCCGAGCATCCAAGCGATTGTCCAGGACGCTCTGCGTGAAGCCTACGCGGTTGTGTTGGACGCTGCGCTGCTGTCTTCAGCGGCTGCCGTGACCAACGTTCGACCGGCCGGTCTGCAGGTCGGCGCAGGAACTGGCGCGGGTACTGCTGGCGGCGGTGAAGACGCGGTTCGTGCCGATGTGCTCGCCATGATGTCTGGCCTTGCGTCCAACGGTCTGGGTGTGCGTCCGGTCCTCATCATCAACAACCTGGATGCTCTGTCCGTGTCGATGATGACCAGCGCGCTGTCCGAGCCGATCTTTGCGACCGAACTCTCGAATGGTCGTCTGCTCGGCATTCCGGTGATCGTGTCGGCCAACATGCCGCAGCATCTGGCGATGATGGTGGATTCGGCCTACTTCGCGTCGGCCTTCGATCCGCCGCAATTTGAGGTCTCGGACGTCGCAACGGTGGTGGAAGCGGACGCAGGCGCGGGTGCACCGACCCAAGCTGGCACCGCTGGCGGTCATCCGGGTGCCATCGGCACCGCAGGGCAGGTTCCTCTGGATAGCGGCATTCCCGTTTCCGGCGGCGCAGGCGCGGCTTCGACCGGCTACACGGCGCGCAGCATGTGGCAGACCTACAGTCTGGGCATTCGCATGATCGCACCCACGTCGTGGACGATCCTGCAGACCGGCACCGTTCAGACGCGCACCACGACCACCTGGAGCTGATCCTTTCTTCGTCGATGCCATGACGAGCCCTTCCCGGGGGCCTTGAGCGGCCCCCGGGCTTTTTTCCTGAAAGGAAAAGCCATGCCTCTCGTTGAACTCTACAACAAAACCGGGTTTGGACGTCGGCTTCGGAAAGTCTTGGCCGCTGCCACTTCCGCGATGAGAAAGATACACCCGCAGATGTGGTCCAGTCGAGCCCAAGACGGGACCATGACCTTCGTCGGCCCAAGCATCTCGGTGACTGGAACAAACGGTGTCGCGATTTCGACTGTCGTCACATCCACAAGATTCTCTGGTCTGGGCACGCGCACTTATTCCAAGATCGGTTCGTGGCCGGGATGGGCAGCCCTGAACACGTCCACCGGGGACATCACCGGAACTGCCGCAACGGGTACGAGCAACAGTCTTCGCGTTGGCTGCGCCGCGACAGGCTACGGTTCTGCGCAGTCCAATCTGTTCAACATTGTCATCTGATCGGAGTTTCCATGCGCCCCGAAGCGTTCATCTTGCGGCAGACAAAGCACGGTCGCCGCTTGCTTCCGATCACTGTACTTCAGGCCGAGGAACTCGTTTCGAAGTCTGAAGCGAAGAGCCTCGGCAGCGGCTTCTACGACGGTATCACCGCCGCAGTCGCCGGCTCACCGGAGCAAGTGACTCGGAAGCTGGTGACGACGAGCAAGGCCGGTGGAAGTCGGTCTGGTCGTCGCCCGCCGCTCGACGAGTAGGAGTTGGACATGGCAACGACTCGCGTTAAGACTTCTTCGAAGCACACTCCTGCAAAGAAGGGTCCAAGATCGCGGGCCGTTGCTACTATCAAGGCCACAGAAGGAGAATGGCGAGGTCCTTTTTGGGGGATTGGCGAACTCGGCAACGTCTTTCAATATGATGCTCTAGGCGACGGCTGGCAGAACAATCTTCAGTTCGGTGCGTGGAGTCTCAAGGGCCTTCCCGTAGTGGAGGGCATTCGCCATCTCCATCGCAGTGCGTTTGCGCAATTGACGCCGCACCACTACGAGAAGGCTATCCCTAGCAAGATCATCACTGACCGGATCGACACGACTCCAATCAGGACACTCCTGTTCCCGAACCCCTACGAAACGGGAGCGGAGTTTAACGCAAGAGTAGGCGACGAGTGGGTCACGCATGGCGAACTGCTGATCTGGGGCGTTCGCAATGCTCGACGCGAAGTCGCTACGATGCACATAATCCCGTGGCGAACGTGGACACCGTTTGTTGACCCCGAGACGAAGGCAGTCTTCTATGCGGTAAATCAGTCAGCGGAGCTGCTGGAAGTCACTGACGCCACGATGATGATCCCTGCGCGCGACTGCATGCATCTGCGATGGGCGACTCCTCGCAACCCGCTGATAGGCGAGGGCCCGTTCGCTGCGGCTGGCTTCGCTGCTGGACTGGCGATCGCTCTCACGTCATCGCAGCTTGCCTTCTTCAAGAACCAGCGTCGCCCGAGCGGCGTGCTGTCAACCGATCAGCCACTGAACAAGACGCAGATGGAGATGTTGCGTTCGTCGTTCGATGCCCAGTCCAAGTCTATCAACGCAGGGGGACTCCCGATTCTGGCCTATGGTTTGAAGTTTGACCCAATGGGGATCAACCCAGAACAGGCAAAAGTGATCGACTCGCTCCGCATGAGCAACGAGGAGATCATGCGGTGCGCGGGTGTGCCGCCGCCGCTGCTAGGCGATCTCACGCACTCGGCGCCGGGCAACACGACGGAAGCGCTTATGTCTTGGTGGTTGGCGCTATCTCTCGGAGGTCTCATCGAGCGATTCGAGCGCGGGTTCGATCGCCTCTTCGATTTGAACTCACGCACCGCTTGGGTCGATTTTGACACCACGGAATTGATGCGCATGGAACTCGGGAAGCGCATGGAAGCTCTTGGTAAGGGCGTTCAGAACGGTATCCTTACACTCGACGAGGCACGCGACAGGTCGCTGGAGAATCTGTCGCCCATCGAGGGTGGAGACGGTGCGTTCATGCAACGTCAGATGACCCCAGTCTCGCTCCTGTCGGATATCGCACAGGCGGAGCTGGAGAGACTGAAAGCGCCGCCGCCCGCGCCTGTCGCGCCAGGGGGCGCGGCTGCTCCCGCGCCCGAGCCTGCCCCCGCGCCCGAGCCCGCGCCGCCTGAAGAGGATGGGGATGAAGACGTGGCTCGTGCCTTGTCGGTTGCTCTCATCCAACGATCCAAGGGGGCAACATGAGAAACCTGGAAAAGACAATCGCGGCTGCTCTCGAGCCGGTTGTCCTTGAGATTGTCACTGCTCTCAAAAGAATCGGCGGCGTAGAGACGACTTTGGCTGCGAGTTTCGAGCATGCGATGTCCAGGATCGCGGACATAGAAAAGGTGCAGCCGCTCAAGGGTGACAAGGGCGACGCGGGCGACACTGTGAAGGGTGACAAGGGCGACAAGGGCGACAAGGGCGATACCGGTCCCAAGCCCACACCCGAGCAGATCAAGGAACTCGCCGAGGAAGTGATCGTCAAGCACGCGGTCGCACTGCGTGGTGAGAAGGGCGACAAGGGTGACGCGGGTAATTCCATCAAAGGCGACAAAGGCGACAAGGGTGACGCTGGACAAGGCGTGACACCGGATCAGGTCGCAGAGGCTGTTCTCAAGCACGCCGACACCCTCAGAGGCCCCAAGGGCGACAAGGGCGACGCTGGTGTCACCATCAAGGGTGATCCTGGTGGTAAGGGCGACAAGGGCGACAAGGGCGACAAGGGCGAAGAGGGAAAGGACGGAAAGAGTGTCGATCTCGGGGAGGTTATCGCTCGACTCGTCAGCAATCATGGACAAGCCCTGCGCGGCGACAAGGGCGACAAGGG